CCCCGGAAAACCAACCTAACCTAATTCTTATTATACCATACTGAGGGGTTGGTAGTAATGAACAGTAAACAACTTGAAAATTGGGCTGACCAATTAATTATAGAATACGAACAAGGCAGAAAAGGATTAGGAAAAATGAAATCTGATTTAGGGGATTCAGAACCGGATACACTGGATAAAACACAAATAAATAGCATGATCGGCACAATGTCAGAAAGCATCGACTGGATGAAAACAGGCAGGCAACCGGACACGTTTGGAGGGATAGACAAAAGGGCGGCGTATCAGAGAAAATCTATAGCAAACATGGACTTGTTTCAGTCGTTGGATATCCTACCGGCCGAGAGGGATATAAGCGAACCAGAAAAGCAAGCAATATTCAATATGATGATTGATTTTTCGCCGAGGGAAAGGCAATGCTTTCTAATGCATAATGCATACCTTATGACTTATGCGGAAATATCGAAAGAACTAGGTATCGGCAGGAGTACAGTACAAAAATATGTAGAGCGTGCGAAGAATAAAATTTCTTGTCGTACAGATGTCGTGCAAGTTTCTTAGTTTGTGAGAGAGTTTTATGGGAGAGGCTCAACCAACATTCCCTATATAAATTATTATGGCGGTTAAGTCCTTTAATAATTATCTAGGCGTATGGCGCTTGTGGGCGGAAACCTTCGTTCCGCCTTTGCGAGTATGTCCTTTAACCTTAACGGTCATAGGGCCTCTACGAGCTGGCTTTTCGGAACATTTTCCTCTTCGTGCCATTACACAACACCTCCTCAAAGGTGAAGCGGTTGGTTGAGCTGGTTTAATTATACCAAATAGGGTGATTATATGAAACTTCCAAATAGAATAAAAGTCACAGGAGTTCACTATGATATTGAGCAAATAGAAGACGACGAAAAGTGCGGTTCATGTTCATTTGATAGTTTGGTCATCCGTCTTGATCCTAGACTAAAACAAGAGAAACTACATCAAATTTTTGTACATGAATTGCTACATGCGGTTTTTTATGAATCCGGTTATGAAGATCACGAAGAAGAAATGGTTAACAGATTAGCGAAAGTGTTATACCAAGTATTGAGAGAAAACGATATATCTTTTTTGCAAGAAAAATAGGCATCCGGCATAAGCTGGGTGTCTTTTTATATTGGAGGGAGTGCTTATGTGACATGACTAATAAATTGACAGAAAAACAAAGGCGTTTTGCAGATGAGTATATTAGGTTAGGAGAAATTACAAAGGCGGCAGTTAATGCAGGGTATAGTTCAAAAACAGCTAGATCAATAGGTCAGGAAAACCTGACAAAACCGGCTATCAAAACTTATATTGATAAACGATTGGAAGAATTGCGGAAAGAGTCCATAGCTGAACAAGACGAGATACTTCAATTCCTAACCAGTATAGTGCGCGGTGAAAAAACAGAGGAAACATTGCGCGGTGTTGGAGAAGGAGCGCAAACAATTGATGACATAGATGTGTCGGCGAAAGACCGTATAAAAGCAGCGGAATTGTTAGGCAAGCGTTATGCCATGTGGACAGAGAAACAGCAAGTAGAAAACATAACCCCTGTATTTACCGAGGACGTGCCGGAAGATGACGACTAAAGAACGCCCTGTCGTTTCCCCTGCTAAAGCAATCGGCAAGGGCTACAACCGATTTTGGCACAATAAACAGTTTTATAGAGTGGTGAAAGGGTCTAGGGGTAGCAAGAAATCCAAGAATACAGCGATTAATTTTATCTATCGGATTATGAGATACGAATGGGCGAATTTACTTGTTGTAAGAAGATACTCCAACACAAACAAGCAATCGACATATACGGATTTAAAATGGGCGGCAAATCGATTAAAGGTAAGCCACCTTTTTAAATTTAACGAAAGTATGCCGGAAATCACCTACATTCCGACTGGCCAAAAAATATTATTTCGCGGATTGGACGATCCTTTGAAAATAACGTCTATTTCTGTCGATATTGGTATTTTGTCCTGGGTCTGGATTGAGGAAGCATACCAAATAGAATCACAGGACGATTTCAGAACGCTTGTCGAGTCTATCCGAGGAAGTCACGATGATCCGGGCTTCTTTAAACAAATTACGCTGACTTTTAACCCATGGTCGGAAAGGCACTGGATTAAATCGATGTTCTTTGATGAGGAAACCCGGGAAAAGGACACGTTTGCTACTACAACCACATTCCGGATTAATGAGTGGCTTGACGATGCGGATAGGCAGCGATATTTGGACTTGTACCAAACGAACCCGCGCAGGGCTAGGATTGTTGCAGATGGTGACTGGGGCGTGGCTGAGGGGCTTGTGTTTGAGAATTTTGAGGTAAAGCAGTTTGACCCTATCGAAAAGATAAAGCAAATACAGGAAACGACTCACGGTCAGGATTATGGATTTACCAATGACCCTACGACTCTGGCAAGTTCCATCGTAGACCTGCCAAATAAAAAAATATGGATATACGACGAACATTACGAAAAGGCAATGACGACACAGGACATTTACAATATGCTTGCCAAAAAAGAGCTTTTAAAGGCATCCATAACCGGAGACAGCGCCGAGCCTAGACTAATTAAAGAATTAGCCAGTAAAGGCGTAAGAAGGATTCATTCGTCTGTTAAGGGCAAAGGTAGCGTAATGCATGGGATTAACTTTTTGCAGGGATTCAAGATATATATTCATCCGAAGTGCGAACACACCATTGAAGAATTCAACACGTACACCTTTAAGCAGGATAAAGAGGGAAAATGGCTGAATGAGCCAATTGACGAAAACAACCATATTATCGATGCCCTACGCTATAGCTGCGAAAGGTATCACTTAGGCAAAGCCAAAGACAAAAAAGAAAAATACAAAGCGTTACAGTCACTAGGGTTGAGCTAGGATTGTAGAAAGGAGGTCACATGGCTAAAGTAAATGAATTTGAAACAGCGGATTACAACATAGCGAGTAACTCTGTGCGCCGATTTTCCGGTGAAGCTAATATGCATTACAGATATTCCGATGCTGAAGATTTGCTGAATGACACCAATGATTTAGCGGATATGATAAAGCACCACCAAGAGCACCAAGTGCCCCGACTCAAGATACTACAGGAATACTACGAAGGGGAAAACACTCACATCCTAAGAGGAAAAAGGCGGCGCGAAGAACACCTTGCAGACAATAGGGCTGTTCATAATTTCGCTGAATATGTATCTGGGTTTATACAAGGTTATCTAGTTGGGATTCCGCTTAAAACAACGTACCCGGTTGAGAAAACCGACGATGTAATAAGAGGAATCAACCGAGAAAACGATGCAGACGAACATAACAGCGACCTGGTTCTTGATCAATCTATTTATGGGAGAGCTTATGAGCTGCTATACCGAAGCAACGATGACGAAACGCGATTTACTATAACGGATGCATTGGAAACATTCGTGATTTACGACAACACGGTTGAAATGGACCCCATTGCAGGGGTTAGGTACGTATATAACAAATTCCAGGAAAAAACCACCGTATTTGTGTACACGGATAACAAGATAACGTCATATTCACTAGGAAATGACTATTCTTTGAAATTAGAGGATGAAAAACCACATGCTTTTGACGGCGTGCCGATTATCGAGTACAGCAATAACCGATTCAGACGCGGTGATTTTGAGAAGGTATTGAGTTTAATAGATTTATACGATGAGTCCCAATCTGATACAGCAAACTATATGACCGATTTAAACGATGCTATGTTGAAAATTAAGGGCAGCCTTGACTTGGATGTAGGCGAGGCTAAAAAGATGAAAGATGCCAATATAATCATGCTACAGTCGGAACAGAGCACAGAGGGACGTTTTTCGGACGTTGATGCTGATTATATTTATAAGCAATACGATGTATCCGGCACAGAGGCGTACAAGGACAGAGTTAAAAACGACATCCATATGTTTACTTATACGCCTAATATGAATGACGAAAAATTCGCCGGCGTACAGTCCGGAGAGGCGATGAAATATAAGCTTTTCGGATTAGAGCAAAAAAGAGCAACCAAAGAACGCTTGTTTAAGAAATCTTTGAGGAGTCGCTACAGGCTGATCAACAACATCATGACTATAGCATCCGAGGGCGGTTTTGACGTAAACGATATAGGCATAACGTTCACGCCGAATTTACCTAAATCCTTGCAAGATGAGATCGATTCTTTTGTGAGGCTTGGTGGGGATTTATCAGAAGAAACCAAGTTGAGCTTGCTATCCATTGTCGAAAACCCGCAAGAAGAAATGGAAAAAATGCAAAATGAGAACCCTCAATTCGGCGCGGTTGATTATGATTTCCCCGAAAACAACCAAGAAACCGAAGCACCAGAGGATAACGCCGAGGAAGAATCAGAAGTCGACAAAGCTTTAAACGGGGCACAAATTACCAGTGTTTTAAGGATTGTTGAAGGAATAAAAGAAGGTTTACTCACATCTGAACAAGCAATTGAGTTGTTGGTTGAAGGTTTGCGCATGGATGAAGAGGCAGCAAGGCGAATAATTTCAAATCGGAGTGCCGGGTGATAAAAATGAAACAACCAAAAATTAAACTGTTTGATCAAGTTTGGGATGTATTAAGGTTGGAGTTTGATGAACATACAGGCGATTTAAATTTCATCGTATATAAGCAATATCATGGATGGACAAATATAGTTATAGAGTCTAAATATGTTGACTATGGTAATGGGGAAATT